TTTACAATTATTCACAATATTAGCTCCACTTTGTCTTGTCTGCCCAAAAAGCTGCTGACATTTTGCCTTTTGCAATATTTTTTGCGTGTCTAGCCTTAAAACTCTTGCGTTTTGCCTTATCTGCGTCTGATTCACCCTTTCTTGGCGGTTTATTCTTTGCTCCTTGCATACCAAACCTGATGAGCTTGATCTTATCACCCTCTTTTGCAAGGACGACATGACTTTTTGTTGGGTGTGATGGGGTTCTTTTTGGTTTATTAAAACCAGCTAATCCAAATCTTTTGAGTCTAGGATCACTCATTTGCCTTTCCTCTTCATTGCCATATTGTGTGCCTCAGTAAATGATACCCCTTCTCTCATCTTACGTTTCATATATTCCATGTGAGCCTTTGTGTGACCATGTGCTTTCTGATGCTTTGCAAGTGTGTTTTTTTGTCTGGTGGTCAATCTCACTTTTTCTTCCTCAACAAATCAGCATCTGCCTTTCTTGCTCCACCTTTTCCAGAGATAAAACTATTGACTCTTCCCATAGCCCATGCACCCATAGGAACATTTCTTGACCCGCTAGACAGATATGCTCCTTGCCCTCGCCTATAAACGGCTGCAAGCTGACGATATGTGAATCTTGATTTCTCTGCCTTTGCCCTAAGATTTTTTTCTACGGCGGCGGACAGTGGTTTTCTTTTTGGAGCCATCTTGTTTAGTGCGTGATTTGGATACTGCTTTTATATCAATAAACTCTCCTCTTTTGTAAGCCTCCGCAGTGCGTTTGATTTCAGATGCCTTTGCACTTTTATTTTTGGCCCCGCTGAGATACTTCTTAGCAACGCCAGTCTTTTTGTCTTTAGCTACCTTGCGGAACTTTCTCACTTCTTAGTTTTCTTTTTTGGTTGTTTTTTTGGTTCTTCGCCTTGTTTTGTAAATTGATAACCCATTATTTTTTACCTCCTTTCTTTTTTTTCTTTGTGCCTTTTGGCTTCATTGATCCATAATGTGATGGCATAGCGATAAAAGTAGCTGACTTTATATTACTTCCTTTTGCGTTTTTTAGCTGTCTTTTTTTTGCCAGCGGTAGATAGTGCTATAGCCTGAGCTTGCTTTAAACTGCGGCCTTCTCTCATCAAAAGCCTGATGTTGGCAGAGATAGACTTCTGTGACTTTCCTTTTTTAAGTGGCATTACATCACCATCAAATGTTCCATAACAAGTCTGCGATCTTCTCTAGTTCGACATTGCAATATGATCCCTTCACCTATTTGCATAAGATCTTCTTTTTTTTGACCGCTGCTTTTGCGTATCTCATCAGCAATCTGTTTTGGTACTGTCTTGTCTCTTGGGAATTTTTTTGACAAGGCAAGTGCTTCCTCTAAGTTCATAATTCTCCTACTATTTTAAGGGCATTATCTACAGTTTCCTCAACCCAAGTATAGAGTCTCGGAGCATATTTTTCCAAACCTTCTGGATTTAAAACATATTGAACAAAACTTTCTGCAAATAATTCTTGTGGATCTTTCATTGAATATTCAGTAACAAAATTAATTCCACCTAATTTCTTATATTGGCTGCCTAATGGGGCTGCTCCATTACCTTTGAAATGGATTTGATGTCCTATCTCATGAATCATAGTATCAAGCCAGTCAAACTTGTCCTCAGTTTTATTTCCTGTTGTCCAAGCAATTCTCTGCGGCTCCCCTTCAAATGGCAAGCCTCTAGCTTTTAAATTTCTGTTATAGCTATTTTCAAGCACTTCTTGTGCTGTTTTTCTCATACCTTTTGCTCCTGTTTTTGTTACTTTTGCTGCTTGTTTACTTGTAGAGACAGAGGTATTTACAACTGAACAGTATTGTGAGGTATAGCCTAAGTTGCCTCGCCCTGCTGGTGTGAAGCAAAACTGGAAATCTTCTCTGAAACTACCGCTGATTTTATTTGCTTTTTCAAAATTGTTTACTGTGCCTTTTGTAAGAAATCTACCTTTTCTCATATAGGTTGTTTTATCTGCAAACATTTCATAAGTTTTTCTAGTTGTTTCGTTTGCTTTATCAAAGAATTTTCTGTTCTGAACAACAATTTTTTCATAAGCTTTGTTGTAATTCCACCTGTCTCCAAGAATATTGATTTGATTGATTGTCCCGCTTTTTTTCAAATAATCCTTCATTTTTTTGACATTTGCACCAGCCCGACCACCTAAAGCCTCAAGGTTATCAATACTATCGTCAACAAACTCTTGAGCAGATTTAGCAATATTGTTGTTTTTAAGGTACTCGTCCATAGTTTCAGTTGATATAACCTTTGAACTTCTTATTTCATCAGGTGGAGCTACTGGTGGAGCTACAGCGGTGACAGCTTGAACGGCTGGCTTGATGGCACTAGGCTTGCCATATAACCTTTCTAAATCTTTGAGACTCCGCTTTGTTCCGTCATTTCTAATTAGTTTTCTTAATGCTTTCTGTCCAGATCCTTCCTTTCCAGCCAGTCTTTTAAAATAATTTACCTTGCCTTCACTACCAAGAGTTTTGATCTGTAGCTTTTTATCTTGATTTAGTAGCCAGTCTCCGTATTGTGTTCCTTGCGGAACTCTGCCTGTTGCTGATGGTCTGGTGTCAAACTGTGTTGTTGGCGGTTTTTCAAGTCTAGGATATTTCTTTTGTAAACCATCAAAGTCCACGACAGGGACAGTAGTAGATCGACAATTAAAGTGTTGCGGTGGTGTCGGGCCATTATTGTAGTCAAATGTTTGTCCATCAAGTCGCTGACAAATAGCACTTGTTCGAGAGTCCAGTGTTGCAACATATTCATATTTTGGGGCCACCTTTTTATTTGCTGCATATACAGCCTGTGATGCTTGATTAGTAACCTGATTGACAGATGTTCTCACAATAGTCTGGATCTGATGATTAGCCAGCTTTGTTAATTCGCCACCAGCCTGTGCCATTTGTCTGACACTAGCTTTTTGTAAATCGTCAAAATCAAGTCTGCCAACTAATCTCCTACTAATCTGCTGTAATGTCTCACCAGCAAAGACTCCTGACCTGACTGCCAAATCTAATCTTTCTGCTGAGGACTCAGCTATGCCCCTAAATGCTTTCTGTACTGTTTGACCATTTGGAAGCTTAATTGTTGCTCCTTGCAAAGATGTAAGGCTGAACTTACCAGATCCAAACTTAACAAAATCATCTTCTGTAAACTTTTGACTTGTAAATATATTGACCTTTGATGGGTCAGTCATTATCACTGAGTCTGCGTAATCCTTACTAATGGCAACACTATTTATAGGAACATCACCAGATGCTGTAATGTTTTTCAGTTCGTTGACAACAAAATCCCTTTGTAGTTCTGCTACTCCCTGCAATTCATCTTTCATATCAAGGGCTGATCTAGCCCACCAAGTATCCAGACTATCTTTTGATTGTTTAATTATTGCCCTCAACCTCTTTCTAGTCACTGGTGCAATGATTCTTGACCCGCCCTTTGCTATCTCTGCGACCTGTCTTTGATCTATTGACCTGAGTTGCTTGGCTGCGTTGAGGATTATTTCATTGTAAGTGACTACAAATTTCTCTGATACTGCTACTGAATACCTATTAAGATCAATGATTTCTCTATAGAAAACCTCTGGTGTGGACATTTATCATTCGTCCTCTGTATCCGCCGCCGCATCTGCTGGCTCCGCTGGCTCCTCCCTTTCTGTAAGACCACCATTTTGTGTTATTTCGATTTCATCTTCTACGTCAAAGTCATCACCAAGTATCTCTCCAGCCGATAGTTGATTCAATAATGTCTCCTGACTGATAGTTCCAGAGGTAAACAATGCAAGTAATGACTGGATCTCCTGTGGCTCTAGTCTGGTAGATACAAAGTCCCTGTTCACAAAACTGCTTCCAGCGTTAGGTTCATTGAGATATTCGCTATGGAACTTCAAACAGTTATCAATCAAGTCTTGCATTTGCTGGGCAACAACCATCATTGTGCTGTCATTCTGTGATCTATCTATTCTCTTGGCCTCTGCTGTCTCCCCTACTAACTTCTGACCCAAAACTGCGGCCAGCGATAGTGTATTGATCTGTTCCTTAATATCATCAAGTCTTTTGAACTGGCTGTCATAGCTGTCTCCTGATGGGCTGATATATTCCATGCGTGACTCAGGTGGCAGTGCTAGTGCCTCACTAGGGCCTGTTGTTATCTCATCTGCGTTTGGATAGCCAAAGACTGCAAGCAATGGAACAGAACTGATGTGCAAGATATTGTCCAAATCAGATTGAATCTGATAATGCTTAAGATTTAATTCTGCAATGTCATACAAAGGACTGCGGCTTTCATAGAATCCAACTCTGTTTGAATATGCAACAGCAAAAGGAATCTTGTCTTTTAGACTCATTTCACCCTCTTCAAACAGCTTATACTCACCTTTCTTTTCGTCCCTTCTGTGAATCTCATATCTACCACGTTCTAAAACCCTGACCTGTGTAATGTTTTTCTCACCATAAGCACCATCTGGCTCAACAACTCTCTCTAATAAACGAACCTGTGTGAGTTCTCTTGCACCATCTATGATTTCAGTTCTCCAGCCTAATATGTCTGATGGCTTATATGTCACCCAGTATGGCCTTGCTTTCTCGCCTTCTTTTGGTGCATCTACCAAAACACCACAATGGCCAAATGATATGACTGTTCTTGCAGTCTGATAAAGCCAAATGTTCAAGTCATTTCCTTCTAAATCAACATCAAACAACTGCTCTCTTACCAGATCAGACACATCATCAAGTCTAACTGGCTTTCTGACCAGCATACCGCTTAACATTTTCTCGATTCTCTGGAGATATGGCACTACTGTTGACCTTGCAAGTCTGCGATCATAGCTATCGTCCACCTCCCTTTCGAGTTGTGGTAAGTATTTCCTATGTTCTGACCTAATCTTGTATGTGCCTTCCTTCAAATCTGCTATCAAATCCCAGAACTGTGCCATGCGTTGATAGGCCGCATTTGGACTGACAACTGTTGTAGGAG